GGTTCTAATGCTATGGATGCAGTCTCTAATAATAATCAAACAGGAACGATTGCTATTGGCACAGATGCATTGGGAGCATTAACATCTGGAGAGTCAAATACGGCAATAGGTTATAAATGTTTAGATGCTGAACTAAATGGAGATAAATCAGTTGCTGTAGGATATGAAGCATTAACAGCACAAACAGGAACAAATGGCACTGTGGGGAATACAGCAGTCGGGTTTCAGGCAGGTAGTAACATCACCACAGGAATAGAGAACACGATTGTAGGTGCATTTTCTTCTATATCAGCAGTTGGTGGTCAAAATCAAACAGCTATTGGTTCTGGTGTAACTGGACAAGGAAATAACTCAGTAACACTTGGTAATACATCTGTAACTGAAGTATATATGTCGCAGGCTTACAATGCTTTAGTATTTTGTGGCGGTGTAAGATTTCCAGATACCCAAGTTGCAAGTAGTGATGCTAATCAATTAGATGATTATGAAGAAGGTGTTTACACAGCAACAGCAACTTGTGGCGGTAGTGGAACAATTACATTAAATAGTACAAATAACAAATTATCATATACTAAGATTGGAAGGATAGTGCATATAACTGGAGAATTAAGAGTATCCTCAGTAAGTAGTCCAGTAGGTAATATTCAAATTAACTTACCTTTTACGTCCAATGATTTAGGTGGACTTTCTCTTAGGTCTGGTGGACAAGCATATATGAACGCAGTTGCATCGGCAAATGTTTCTGATTTTATGTATCTAATAGCTGAGAGTGATAACAAGGTTATTATTTACTTAGGAGATGCTACCAGTGTTCAATCTGATTCTGCTCAAGAGGTTCAAGCTAATACTGAAATTGCTTTAGATTTTTCATACTGTACAACTTAATTGGATAATTAAGTGGAACTAACAAGGAGTTAAAATGGCTTTAGAAAAGAAAAAAACATACGATTATGAAGTGCGTGGAGAATACAAATGTATTCAAGAACGCTGTAAAACATCTATTATGGAAGATGGTGTAGAAATATCATTTTCATATCATAGAAATTCATTTATGCCAGATGCAGATGTAAGTGCTGAGTCTGATGAATTAAAGGCAATGGCAAATGCACTGTGGACAGATGATATTAAAAAAGCGTATGAAGATAGTAAAAAAGAAGATTAACTAACAAGGAGTCAATAATGGCTAAAGAAAAAAAAGAAAAGCCAGTCTTGAATCTTGATGACAAAGAATATGTTATTGAAGATATGACTGATGAGCAGAAAATGATGGTAAATCATATTAATGATTTGCAAAACAAACAGAATACGAATCAGTTTATGGCTGACCAGTTGGCTGTTGGTAAAGAGGCATTTGTTAATATGCTTCGTGCATCATTAGAAGAACCTGAAGTCGTAGAGGCTGAAGAAAAGTAATGATTATAAGGCGATGCTCCCTTGACCACGATATTGTTATTCATAGAAATAACAAGAAGGGTATGACTAAAACAATTCAGTTAAGTGATGGAACTTTAAAGTCTCTTAAATATCCAAACGCATATGATTATTTTCTTGTTGTAAATGGAGAAATTGTTAAAAAGTCAAACTCATTTGAGGTTGTAGAAACTGCTTATGTAAATAAGTGTACTGAACTACACGGCAGTAGTCAAGGGCGTATCGACATTGTAAAGCATAAATTAGTCAACAATAAAGTAGTTGAAAGATGAAAAATGTAATAGAAAAGTTAGATAATGGAGATTTTCAAGTTGTTAGTACGAGTTATGATATTCCTGTTGTTTATAACGATAACAGGGTGCGGAACAGGGTGGAGCGTAGGGGGATACCAAATAACACCTCAGGATACAGTGTCGAATACAGTTTTTATAGAAGTAATGGGAGCTGATTCAGTAATGCACTATTACCACGGAAAAGTATATACTCAATCAAACTGGTGTTGGATACATCATCAGTTTGAAGATATTACTAATGAGTGATGTCAAAACCGCAAGGAGTTATCGTGGTGCTTTGGTTGATGATAATATGGTTTTTAGCATTAACATCAAATGGATTATACAGTTATGTGTTCTTGTGGGTGGTATTGTGTATGGGTACTATCGTATTGAGTCAAGATTGGCAAAACTTGAGTCAGAGCTGGTCGAGGCTGATAGCACAATTAGGAGTTTACTTGATAAACATAGCTTGGAAGAAGAAAGGCGTAGAGAGGAACTGGAAAATAGAATTTCATTCTATGAAAAGGAATTAAATTTAAACCCATTTAGTTGGGGTAAGAAAAAGCGGAAGTAAAATGGATTTTATGGCAATATACGGAGAAGCTGGGATGATAGGCATTGTGGGTATAATGTTTGTCTACTTAGTAATGTCTCTATCTAAAAAAAGTGAAGCACAACAGGAAGCATTAGAAAATTTAAAAGTAGAAAACAAAGGTCAAAGTGAAACTCTTGAAAATATGGAAGGTATGGTTATTAAATTAATAACAAGATGGAATCAATCTGATGATAAGCTAGATAGAAAATTTGATGCCCTTACAAAAGAAATAAATGATTTAGATAATCAAGTGTCAAGAATAGAAGGTTCTTTGTCAAGAATAAATGGGAAGCACTAATGGATAGTTTAAAAGTTTCTGGTATATCGTTTGTTAATTACGGCATACATTTATCAAATATAAATTTAATATTGCAATGTGTGATAGGAATAATGACTATCATATACTTAGCTTACAAAATAAAACAAATAAGGAGTAGTTAACTATGTTAATGAAAATGATAGCGGATGAATTACTATCCGACAAAACTGGTGAAGAAATTATTGATGAAATTAACAAGGCAGTTGATATACCTATTATCTCTGAAAAAACAGAAAAAGCTATACTTGAAGCACTTTGGAAAATAATTAAAGGTGTTCTTCTCAAGAAGATTGGTGTATAATGCCTAAAAAACGTGACCCAAGATTATCTAAGTTTGGTTTAAGTGGTTACAATAAGCCCAAAAGAACACCAAGGCATCCTAAAAAATCTCACGTTGTTCTTGCTAAAGTAGGAAGTAAAGTAAAACTGATTAGATTTGGTCAACAGGGGGCGAAAACAGCAGGTAAACCCAAAAGAGGTGAATCTGCTCGAATGAAAGCAAAACGTAAATCTTTTAAAGCTCGTCATAGAAAAAATATTGCTAGAGGCAAAATGTCTCCTGCTTGGTGGGCTAATAAAGTAAAATGGTAATATTATGAAAATAAAAGGTGTAAGCCTAGCTGGGTTAAATACAAGGCAAATGAAAGCTATGAGAAAACATTCTAAGCATCATACTGCAAAGCATTTAAGGTCTATGGCTAGGGCAATGAAAAAAGGAAGAACTTTTACTCAGGCTCATAAGTCAGCTATGAAAAAAGTTGGAAGATGAGAAAAAAAAGAAAAAGAAAAACTAGGTCTAAATCCAGAGTAAATGAAGCAGGTAATTACACAAAGCCTACTATGCGGAAGAGACTTTTTTATAGAATAAAGGCAGGCAGTAAAGGTGGAAGGGCTGGTCAATGGTCTGCTAGAAAAGCTCAAATTTTAGCTAGGGCATATAAAAAAGCAGGTGGGGGATACAAGTAATGGCTTTAAAAAAGACTCAAAAAAGTTTAAAGAGGTGGACAAAACAAGAGTGGGGGTATGTAACCAAAAAAGATGAAAAAAAACCTAGAAGAAAGAGAGGGCGTTACCTACCTAAATCAGTTAGGAAAAGTCTTAGTGCCAGTGAAAAAGCATATACAAACAGGCAAAAAAGAAAAGCATCTGCAAAAGGTAAACAACGTGCTAAATATTCAAGAAAAGTAAGAAAAAAAGTAAGGAGGGCAAGATAATGCCAATGGGAAAAGGGTACGGCTTTGGTAAAGCAAAACCAAAGAAAAAACGTAAAAAAATGAAAAGCAAAAGAAAGAAGAAGTAATGTATAAGTTCGGCAAGCGGAGTCGCAATAGACTCAAAGGTGTAGATTCAAGACTGGTAAATGTATTAAATGAGTTAATTAAGATTATGGATGTAACTGTTATTGAAGGGCTTCGCTCTGCTGAACGTCAGGAAGAACTTTTAGCAAAAGGTGCAACAAAAGTTAAATACTCTAAGCATATGGAAGGCAAAGCTGTTGACATTGCTCCATATCCAATAGACTGGAATGACAGAGAGCGTTTTCACTATATGGGTGGAATGGTTAGAGGTATTGCAAAGGCGTTAAATCTTGATATTCGTTGGGGTGGAGATTGGGATTCTGATGGTGAAGTAAAAGACAACAAGTTTGATGACCTTGTTCATATAGAGATAAAAAGTTAAAAATTTAACATTTTGTATTGTATTAAAAAGATTCAAATACTAAGTTAGGAACACAATGGCATATATTACAACAAGAGACTTAAAAGATATTTATCCTTCAATAGATGAATTTGATACAAAAACTCCACTATATGGATTTGTTCAGCATAGTGGAAGTAGGTATCGGGCTGATGACGTTGGGTTAGTAACTCAACTATTTGCAAATGGTAAAAATTTAGGGGCAGGACAGAGTAGCATATCTGATGTAGATGCCAATGATAAGTGGCACTATGACGATGCTAATGATGTTATTTATTACTTTAACAGTGCCACAAATCCCAATGATATGCTCATTGAATCTGGTGACGATTGGGATGCAATCAGAAGTCGCTATATATCCAACGCTGAAAAATACCTTGATTCTAGGTTAGACGGCAAACTGCCCCGAAAACAATTCAAAGACAAAGATGGTAACTATGACTATATGATAATTAGAACTACTGCATTATTTGCAGTATCTTTTTTAATTAGGGCATCTCAACCAACGTCTGAAATAGCTGATGCACTTTTTGCTGAAGCAGAAGCCAACGTAAATGCACTTAATGATGGAAGTGCTAAACTGTCATTTCAAATATCTGGAGACTCATCACAGGGAGTTTTGAGAGAAATATCAGTTAGTGGCAATCTTCGTATTGTAGATACAAGAGGGCATTACTATGATGTGTACGATAGAGTTGGTGTAAAGATTACAACTGCTGGTGCTATTGGAACTGCTAAGTATTCAGTGTGGCTAAAGGATGCTGATAAGTTGGGTGCTGAAAGAATGAACAACGGAGAAGATGCTGATTACATAGATACAGTTAATGGTCAGTATCAAACATTAGCAAGTGGAGTTACAATTAGATTTGCAGGTGATACAGCAGATACAGCCACGCTAAATGACAAATGGGAAATAGAATTTCACGGCAAGAATGAATCACTAAATGATGCAGGTATGCCTTACTCGATAGGGATGACTCGTAGGTAATGCCAGTTACATTTGTCAATATATGGGAAACAAAGATTTTGGATACTATACGAACTTTTCTTAATGATGAGTTTGCAGGTAGTATCCCAGTTTACACAGGAGATTTTAAGGATATGGGCAGTCAGTCTATACGCCTTAACCCGATAGGTTCTGACTTAGTTGAATTTAATTCAACAGCAGAAACTAGAGAGTATATTTTAGATGTATCATATACATTTAAAGAAAAAATGTTAAAGAAGGATACTTGGGAGCATATACTTCGTCAAGTATCACATATAGAAGCCTTGTTTTTTAACAATCAGAATAACAACTTTCATAATGGCAGATTCGATACGGCTAGAATTAATGAAAAAGAAGAAGCTGAAGAAGCTATAGAAGGATTAAATGTTATTAGATGGGAATGGCGAGGTTCATACATAGGAAACATATCTTAAAGAAATGAGGGAGAGGTATGAAAGTTAAATTAAAAGATAAATCAACTAAATTGCCTAATTGTTGGAAAGAATGTGGTTGCTCATTTGAAGACTGGGAAGAACTTCAAAAAGGTAAAAGCATAGAAGTAAGCAGTTTAAATAACTTGGAGCATTTATTTGATGTTCCTAAATCCAAAAAAGGAGATAAATAATGGCATATCAAAGTCACGGATTTTCGCCAAAAGAATGGAGAGTTGCAGTAGTTTCAGATAATAGTGATGCTGGTGCGACTGGAATAGGTTCAACTATGTTTCAGCTAGACGTTGACTCTGTTTCAATGCCTTCATTAAATGTAAATCAAGTATTAGATGTAAGAAGTGGTGTAGGAAGAACTTTAAAAGATGAAGATTTTTTTCAAGATAATACTTTAAAAATTCCTGAAATATCTTTATCTGGAACAATGCACTTAGACAATGGGCATAAATTATTACTTCAAAATATATGCAACGATGTTAGTGGAGATATAGCAGTCGCAACTAATTTTTCTCCTGCTAGTCAAAAATATGGTGCTTCGGTTGCAAACTCAGCATCATCTTTAACATTGGTAATGCAACCTTCAGACGTTACAAATCAACAAGGTATGGAGTTTTTTGGTTGCGTAGTAACAAGTTTTACACTATCAGCAGACTCCACAGAAGAGGGTGGTAGATATAAATTTTCTGCAACATTGCAAACTGGAAAAGTTCCAGACTTAGCATCTACTGCTAATCCAACTATTACAGCTTATGCAAATACTACAGATTGTTTTTTAAACAGTGCTAGTGGGATAAAGGTTTACGCTACTGATGCTATTATGCAATCATTTTCAGTAAATATTGAAAGTCCTGCTGTTTTTACTGGTTTTGAATCTACTGGTTTTCAAACAGTAAATAGAGGTGCAGAAATTTCTGTGACAGCAGAATCAACAATAAAATATGATGGTAGCACAAAAGGTTTAATAAATTCATTTGGAACTCAAACTTCTCATTTAGCAGGTAATGCTTTAGTAATTACTAATAATAATTCTTATGGTGTTTCTATGCCTAATGCAGTATTAACTGATGTTGCTTTAAATGAGGGTGACTTGATGATGCTAGATGTTGCAATGAAAGCAGTTGATGCAGGTTCTGATTTAATAACCTTTGATATAACAAGTTAATGAAACTTTCTACAGGAAAAACAATCGAACTAAAAGAAATGTCTGTAGATGATATTGATTACTGCAATGATTTACCTCAGATGAGGTATGAAGGAAATGAAATTGTAGCTATCACTAACTTAGCAAAAGCAAGAACTGCTTGGATTCGCAAAGGTGTTGTAGGGGCTGATGATAAATTTATCAAGTCTTTAAGTGAGGATGAAAAGAATGAACTGTCTTTGGCAGTACAGGAACATCAACGCTTGGGGGAGTAGAATCCCTCACATTAGAACTAAACTTCTTACTAGATAAAAAGTGTGAGGGGTGTATGTATCACGAATACCCCTATGAGGCTCAAATTCCTATCTTAATTGAAGGAAAATATGAAACTCGAACATTTACATCAGATGAAGATGTTTGGGATGTTATTCGGCTTTTAATAGACGAAACGCAAGAACATATTGAAGAGGGCAGTAATTTGCATATCGCTGAATCAGTGATGGCTCAACTGCCCTTTTTTTCTTGCAGAGAAATTATAATAGATGAAAAAGCACAAAAAGATATATCAAGATTTATGTATGCAAAACAATTTAATATATCTCCATATAAAGGAAGTTATGGAGAGCAACCAAAAAAATGGATAGATAAAACCTTTTTATTAATACATTTATTAGAAAGGCAAAAAGCAAAGGCAATGAATAATGGCTAAAGCACAAAACACAATAGAAATAAAATTTCAAGCAAAAGATGCTCCAAAGTTAAAAAAAGCAATAGAATCTCTTGATAAAGCAACTAAGTCTTTAATTAGTTCTCAGGCACATTTATCAAAAGCAGGTAAAAAAGTTATTGACCATCAATCAAGACAGACAGATGCTTTAAGAAAAATGCAAGTAAGACTAAAAGCACTAGGTGGAAGTCTTAGAATGTCTGGAGTATCTACAGAATTATTAATAAAAGCTCAGCAAGGTCACGCTGTATCACTGCAATTAGTTAGAAATCAAGTAGCCAGATATGAAAGACGGCTTAAAGGGTTAAGTGAAACTACTAAAAAAACAACGCAAAGAACTAGAATTTTAGGTGGTTCATTTGCCGTAATTCGTTCTAAAATGTTACTTTTTAATTTTGCTATGGCTCTAGGTGTACGGCAATTAATTAATTTTTCACAACAGGCTTCAAGATTAGATTCTATGAAGGCTTCTTTTGCTAGCTTAGCTGGTGGTACTATGGACTCTCAAAAAGCATTAGAGGACTTGAGAATAGCTACAAACAATACAATGTCTGAGTTTGACTTATTACAACAGGCAAACAATGCTTTAGTTCTTGGTGTTGCAAAAAATTCTGATGAAATGGCTGAAATGTTTGACATTGCTCAAAGACTTGGTAAGGCGTTAGGTAGAGACACTGCTAGTTCTGTTGAATCTTTAATTACTGGTATAGGTAGGCAGTCTAGGTTAATGCTTGATAATATTGGTATAATTGTTAAAACAAAAGATGCCTATGCTGTTTATGCTGAAGAACTAAATAAGAGCGTTGACTCTTTAACTGAGGTAGAACAAAAACAGGCTTTTTTAAATGCCACATTAGAATCTGCTAAAAGAGCTGTTGCTTTAACTGGTGATGAATTTGAAAATTCACAAAGTATGTTTGAAAAACTTTCAGCAACCAGTGAAAATACATCTGCTATTATTGGAGAAGCACTGACTCCTGCATTTATTGATTTATCAAAAGTTCTTATTTTTGGTTTAAATAAATTATCTGATTTTACTAGAGGTATGTTTGGATTAAGTATTGCTTTAGAAAGAAGAAAAACTCTTGCCAGAGAACTTGTTAGCATTATGAAACAAGACATTGTTTCACTGCAAGATAGAGATAAAGTTATAAATGCAACTATAAGCAATATTAAAAGACAATCCAAAGAAGCATTTGAAGAAGAACAAAAATCAATAAAAAGTTTAATAAGTTCTTTAGATATTTTAAAAAAATCTAGAACTGAACAAGCTATAATGAGAGAGCAAGATACCTTAAGAGAAAAATTGTTTAAAGAAACAACTAAAGGTATGTCTGAATCTTTTATTAAAGACAATAAACTTAGAATAGATGCTATTGTTCAAGGTCAACTTGTAAGGGAGTTGAGGGATAAGGCAGAAAAAAATTCTCATTTACAAGAAATGGAAAGAATTAAAGAAAGATTAGAAATTCTTATTAAATTAAGAGATGCACTAAATGAATTATCAGATATTGAAAGACAAAGAGCTTTTGAAAGTCAGCAAAGAGACTTTGAGCAAGAAATAGCATTAAGACAACAAAAAATTGAATTAATGAAAAAAACTAAAGCAGAAGAAGATAAAAATGCAAATGCTACTTTAGCACACGTTGATAGATTAAGTTCAGCTCTTGCACAAGCTACTTTAAATGGTCAAAATATGGGAGAGGCTGTTGTAAATAGTATAAAGGCAATAGCAGTTGAAATGGCATCTAAAGCATTTATATTTACAGCATTTCAAGCATTAGGTATAGGTG